AAGCTCATCGATGATGTCTGCTAGCTGATCAAATCCGAAATGGTTCCTCCATCGGTAGCCATAAGCTCCATGGAATACATTCCCATCGTCGCTGAACTCTCGCATCCGGCTATTCGCCCAGGCTACGGTTCTTACATCCCGCGCCCCGCGCAGCATCCAGAAGGATTCCAACAGATGGAAGAACGGATTGCAGTCACGGGCCGGGTTGAACAATACCCGTTCCCAGGGCCGTTCGTAGGCCACTAGAACAGGCTCTGGAATCCTCAATACATCCCCAGCCCGGCTTGTCTCCCTTCGGGTTGGAATCCTTCCCGATGCAACCCCGTCAACCAGCCCCCGAAAGGCTTCATTTACGTTCCGAAACACGAATTCCATAGGATTCCTCCAAGAATCTACTCAGCGTAAGTTGTTGCCCTGTAAGGTATTATAAACCGTATTCTAAATTCTTGGGAATTTCTCCTGAATCAGGCTTTACGCGGACGATACAACGGGATAGAATACGGTTGTCGGCTGGGGGTTCCGGCCGATGAGAAAATCTTGAAAATCCCCGAGAGGGGAAGGAGCGAATGAGATGAGTACTGTTGAGAACAACGATGTTGCGGTTGAGACCCCGGCCCCGAAGAAGACGGTGAAGAAGGCTGCCGCGAAGAAGACGACCGAGGCCCCGAAGAAGGCCGCCAAGAAGGCCGCCAAGAAGACGGCCAAGACCCCGGCCAAGAAGGCCCCCGTGAAGAAGTCTGCCCCGGCGGCTGAGAAAACCTCGACGAAGAAGATTGAAGGTATTCGCAAACCTCAGGTCCGCATCCTTGAAGCTCTTTTCAAGGCTGGCCATCCGCTTTCTCGTAAACAAATTGCCGAAAAGGCTACGGTAGACACAGCTTGGTGTACTGAATGGATCGGTTCTAATGACCAAGCCAAACGGGAAGCTAATGATCGTAAACATTTCCCCTCGCTTGTCTCTCTTGGATTCGTCAGATTCTCGATTCCAGGCGATAGCGGCGAAGTGTTCTACGAAATCACTGCTGCCGGCCGCAAAGCCATTAAGTAGCAGTAGTTTTCGGCGATAACTAAACCATCCCATTAGCCACCTTAGAGGTGGCTTTTTATTTTGGATATGGCACTTATCCAATATTCCAAAATAGGTTATCCGCATTAGTTTCAAATCCATTCAGTATCCACCAACGAAATGCCTTCAAATCATAGTAAGGATTACAAGGCCACGGCGGAGTAGGTCCATCCTTTGCTTTGTCCTTGTAGGAATATCCTTCGTCAATGATCTGTATGTCTGCGCCGCGAACCTTAGACTTTTGTTCAAGGTACTTGAGGACTTCCCCATGTGGTCGAGAGTAGCCTAGATGTACGATGTACCGTGGACCTACACCCAGTCCCCGAATAACCCCAGCAGCTATTGTTCCACTACTAGCCGGAATAATCACTTGGTTGAATCTGATCGAAGGAACCTCATTGGATGTCTCCTCGATAGACTCGTCTAGTTTTAACGCATTGGGCATCATGTATCCTCCTAGCTTTTCAGTTTCCTTTCGAGCCTGATGAAAGAGGATACAAGACCTGCCAGCCGGTAATCCGATTATTTCTGCCCCTAGACTCCTTGCCCTCAATTGAGGCAACCGTGGTCCAGGTTCGTGTTTGTATTCTGGGTAGAAGTTCAAACACTTCTTCCCCAGAATCTGGCAGGCACGGGCAACGGCATGACCAGCTTGGGAATGGTAGGTATCAAGGACTCCGATGATGTACTCGGGCCTCTGTAATATCCGGGCATAGACTCCTCTAGTCTTGGAGAATGGAGGGCCTGGCGGAGGGCAGCTTAAATCCTCTCGCTTCACCCAGATTCCGTACTCCTTCCGGTAGTCTTCTAGAGGGGTTCCTACCCTAAGCATCCCCCCAGCCACGATCCTACCTCGGCGCGGCAGGTTAATCCTCATTTCTAGGCCCCTAGCACGTGTTCTAGCAATGCCTTTAGTAGACTCTGGCTAGTTCTACATGACCCATAACGACGTAATCCTAGGCCGATCTCGTGTGTGTCCTTACCGATTGGGTAATGCCCGGTTAGGTGGGACTTCCACTTACAGAATATCGTCTCGGTCTCCTGAACGTTGATCGGCCGGTCATAGAGGGGCGGTGCCAGATGATTCCTCAATTCCCGAAGAAGGTATTGGTGGGCTGAGATTAGCTGATCGGGTCCATTCAAGGAGTGCTTCCGATAAGTCTCAATCGCTCCTTGCTTTGAGCTAGTGAACATCAAGTCTACGTCACTGTCGTAGAACTCTACCTTGGCTAGTCCTAATCTATCAAGCATGTCGGGGACTTTCCATTTAACCCAATCTCCGAATCCATACAAGCATGTAACCCGTTTACAAATTCCACGGGCACTTGGCCCGCCCTCGATTAACCAATCTATCAGATGGTCTGGTCGAGCAAAAGATGACTGTAGCCTACTAATGGACTGTACGGCTAGCTTTCCACGAAAGTGACGACGTTCAGTTCCGCGCGGGTATTGGGAACCTCCCAATGCGATCTTAAGCATTGTTGGCCAAAAGTTTTTCGGCCCTCGATCTGTAACCCAGCAGCATAAGCCTGCATGGTAATAGCACCAATAACAGACTAGCCATCGACTCAGTTGGAATCGGCTCATACCGGAATGGAGAAGGATGAAGTAGAGAGGATCCAAATCACGAGTCTCTAACAACCTTCTGCCAAATTCGATAACGTCTAATCTATCATTAGCATCTTTCAATTATCTACCTCGTGTGTAAGTAGACTGCCGCCACGATTCTCTAGGGTACTAATTGCTAGACTACCGCCGCACGAACAATAGTACACGATCAGATTCCCTACACGACAATCCAGAGTTTCCGAATCTACTCCGTCAATCTCGTCAGTATCCCAGTTGTAGGGATATGTTTTGCCACACCAAATGCATTTAATCATTTCTCTTTACCGGAATAGTCAATTGGATCAATTTCAAAGCCATAGCCTCACCAGCTAGCTTATCTCCGCACCTCGGTACTCCATCATTTTCTGACGCGCAATAGAGACACCCAGAGGGAGGGCATTCCTTTACTGGTCTGAACTTCTCCCCTTCATTGATTCTAGTGTAGACAGGTATAGCATGCCCGTGGCATTGAGCAGCTGTAGTAAACTTTCGTCCGATACTTTCGCCTGTCTTGTCTAGAATGTTTCTGCTTGAATCTCGGACGTATTGATACTCGTAGCAGGTGGCGTAGGTCATTCCATATCGCTTCGCAGCGGATGAATAGACCTTGTGCGCCCGCATGCGGTAATCCTCTACAATTGTCCTTTGTCCCCCGATATTCTCCTGGAAGAGATCGGCAAATGCTCGTCCCCGATCACCATAGCGTTTGATCATTCGTTCCGCCATCGCAGGCGCCCAGGAATAGCCTGCCTCTACAAACTTAACGATCACATGGTCAGCCCCGGCTTTGGCTAGTAGCTTAAACAGTTCCACGATCTGCGAATTGGAAGTCACGCCAGGGATAACCGGATTGACTTGGATTGAAACGTAAATCCCATTGCGCTTCAACCGGCGGATGTCGTTAAAATGCCCATTGAGGGAAAGTGCCCCAGGAGACATTCTTCTCCAATCCTCGGGATCGGGAGTGTTGATAGACTTCTGAGCGTAGCTATGCTTGTTCTGTTTTAGTAAGTCTACAGCCCACTGGGGGTATCTTAACCTCGAAAGAAAGAAGATGGGAAGACCTACCTCAACGCAGGCTTTAGCAGCTTCTTCCGTGTTATGGTAGACTTCCTCCAGGGGTATGAACGGATCGGTGAATGAAGAGAAATAGACTGCTGCTCCTCGTCTGATCTTTCTCAACTGGCTACGTATCTGTTCCCCATAATTCAACGGAACCGTAATCAACCCGGTTCCCCGATATCCTCGGAATCCGGAGTTGACGTAACAGAAAGCACATCCAACAGCGCACCAGCCGCCATATGGTTCTGTTAGAACTGCTTCAGTAAAGCAAGGTCTTGCGCGAACCCCCTTTGGTTCGTGTAGACCCTTGTACCAGCCCTGTAATGGTTTAGCTTTATCTATCCTCGTGTGAGGATAAGGTTCGAGATAGGCTTTGACGATCTTCCGATTCTCCTTCTTGGCGTTCCGCGTCATACCTATGCTAAGGTCACGAACCTTGACTTCACGGCCAAACCACTCATCGTATTCGAGCCGGATCGGTCCCAGATTCTCGCGGGGTTCTGGGCGCATGAAGTACGAATAATTTGTTGCGGCCGTATTGTCGTCATCGCCAATCGTTTGAACGGTAATCCAGGATTGTTCTTGGTCCATGGTAGTCTCCTTGCTACGCGTGCAGCCGTAGCCATCGCAGGATTAATGAGGGAGCTTGTCGAGAACTTACCCGACGACAATAGATTCCATTCTCCATTAATTTTACTCTACTTCGTTCGATTATCCTCACCCGTTTCCGGGTATTAGATTCGTTGAGGGGTTTGGGATTTCCGGCATCTATCCTACGTTTTTTGATCAATTCGATACACCGATCAATCGGCGTGGTAAGGTAGACAACCCGAAGGTCTTCTAACTGCGATGACCATTTAACGTCTTCCGAAAGAAGAAGGCCCTCACAGACTATGTGATTAACTTTCGGTTGTACCTCTCGAATGAGTTCATAGACTTGCCGAGCTGAACCGATGTTATCGCATCCCCCGCAGGGACTCTCATAGTGGCCTAAGATAGCCAAATCGTCGATACTGTACCAGAGAGGTTTCTTTCGACCGTCTTGGTAACGTGGGATTGACTTGCCCCCAATCGACGAGATAACCTCTCGCATCACCCAAGTCTTTCCACTGCCACTGGTACCTCGAATCTGAATGATCATGGAGAATTTGCCCTTTCAAACTCCCTTGTATCTCTGCTTTGGTTCCCCCTCGCCCAGACTTACCCGTTGATACTTATCAAACTCGCACAGGCAGTTTTGATAATCAATAGCTTCTAGTCTATCAGTTATCCATTTAGGTAAACTCTCATAGCAACGGTTAATCAATTCGAGTAGATTGTTCTCAAATTGTACTTGTGTCATTGGAGTCTTGATCGGATTTCCCAACAACCGATTCATACCCCGAAGAGAGCCAGGCCCTAGCGGTGCCCAAGTCTCTCGATCAGCCCATTCTCCCGGGAGTCCCCAACGTAAGTCAGCCACGATTTGACCAGCCATAAAGGAACCCATCCCATAGGATTCCTTCAGAACTTCCCAAGTAGCCCGCATGCTCGATGGATCTATCTTCTTGAGAAGACGTTTGAGAGGAGAGACATAGTAGTCCACGACACATTCGATTTTGTCCATTCCATCATTTCCGCGGACCATGTACGCTCCGTTAAATACCGGATTCCCTCGGTCTCGATATTCTCGCAGTTTACGTTTGATGCTCTTCGGATCAAACCGATGAGGGTAACCAATAACCTCCAACGAATCCGGGCGATTAATGAACCTAGCCAAAGCACAAGC